GGCGTCGGCATTTTCAGACTCTGCAACCACTCCGCTGTCGTCAGTTGAACTTGCTTCAACTTCTGTATTTTCTTTTGGTTCTTCATTTTCTTCTGGTGTTGGTGGTTTACTTAAATCTACTTTTATAACACTATCGTTATTAGCAGACTCAAATTTACTTGTATCAACTTTCACCACGTTTTCATCACTTGGATCTTGTTGGCCTTGTGTAGTCTTTTCAACTACTTCTTCTAATTTTTCTTCCATAATATAATATAATAATAATTAATAAATCTATTTAGGTTCAAACGCTCCTAAATCAAATCCCCCGCCTAGTATATCATTACCTGCAGATTCAAAGTTTTTAGGTGGTTTTCCACTATTTCTTTGGTCAATCATTTCTGATTGCTGTGTAGCTTGTATTTTCGTTCTTTCGTCCTTTCTATCTTCTTTTTCTTTTTCTCTATTTTTCATACCTTCAACTTCAATACCTTTTAACTGCATGTTGTATTGGAATTCTAATGCCATTAGTTCTTTTTTCATTTCTACTTCTTGCATCATTTTTTGACTATCAATCTGAGCTTCCATTTGCATTAACTCGGCTTTACTAGCGTTTATGGCTTGGTTTTTTTGAACATCAGCTTGAGCTGCAGCTTGTGTTGACTGTTGGTTTAATTGAGCTTGTTGTTGCATATTTTGCTGTTGCATTTGTTGATCTTTTTGTATCTTCTTTTTTCTACGTATTTTTAGCATTTGATTTGCTAGTTTAACGTTGCGTATTTCTCTAAGATCAATAGCATCTTCTAGTTCTATATTTTTTTGTTGCAAAGCCATTTGAATGTTGTTTTCAAGTATAGCTCTTTCTTCTTCATCTGGAGATAATTCTAAGAATATTCCAAAATCATATAAATGTAAACTAGACATTTCTTGTAACGTAGCCACGTTGTGCGCACCTATAGCTTGGATAAAGGCATCTTTAGTTGGAGAGTACTCTATAATATCTGATATTCTAAGAGACAAGCACTCTGCTATTTCAGCAGTTAGAAATAACCCAGATTGCAATATGTGTCTTGTTGCAGTATTAGAATTTGCTGCTGCAAGTTTTTGCACTCCTACTAAAGCGTTTTTATCTGGCATACTACCATCTCTAGCTTCGTTTAATCCAGTTACGTCTCTTATCATTTGCAAGTAATAATTGTAATTACCAATAAGAGCTTGTATTTTATTTCCGCCACTACCAGATGTTATTTCTTGAATAGGAACTTTACCGGGATTCATATCGCCTTCTGAAGTAAATGATCTACCAATTACAGACCCAGTTTGGAAAAACATGTTTAGAGCCTCTTGTGGACTATAGTTTGTACCATTACCTAAATCAACCTCTGCTAAACCATCCGCGTCTAAATAAACGCCATCTGGTACCATTCTAGCCATTATTTGCTGTAGTTTTAAATGAGTTAGTTGAATCATGTCAGCAAAACCAGTTATACGTCTTACCAATGAGTCAATCTTACCATCGTACATTCTAGGAGCTACTATAGCGTAATTCATTTTTACTTTAGTAAAATCACTTTTGGGACGCATCATGTTTTTAGCCATTTCCCATTTAAGTAATTTATTAGTACCGAGAATCATAGCGCCGTCATACAAGCACTCAATAGATCTCAACATTCTCATGTATCCACCTTGCATATTTTCAGGTGGATTAAACGAATCATCTTTAGGTATAATTTTTTCAGCACCAGTTCCAGTTTCTTTTACTTTATACACTTCGTTCATATACGTCTTATAATTAAAGTATAAAACTTGAACAGTATTGTTATCTTCTTTATCTACTGAGTGTCTAGTGTTATAATTATTTTGGTTATAAGACTTGTTTTTCATTATATCTTCAAGATCACTTTCTGTCAAATGTGGAAATTGTTTTGCAAGTTCATTTACCGGTATAGTTTTAACTTCTCCAACGTAATATATATCATCAAAATAAGGGGAATCTGTGTAAGAATAAACTAAATTAGCTGGGTCAACATAATCTATAACAACACCCTCTGAAGTATTAAATGAAGTTTTAACTGCACCTATGCCTAGTACTGTTAAATCATAGTAAAATCTTTTCTTTGTTAGCTCATAATTATTACCTTCAAACAAAACTTTTAAAGCCTGTTCTTCAGCCATCTCTACAGCTTGTTTATACTCCAGTTGCATATGTAAATCTAACTCTTCCTGTGACTCTGGTAAATCTTCTTTTTTGTTTTTATAAAGATTTATATTAAGATCTTTCATAACAGCATCTTTAAAATCTTTAGTTTGCATATCACTTATAATAGACTCCATATATTCAGTTCTTTTTTCAACACCAAATGGATCTTGTGAATATGCCTTTATATCATATGTTCTTTCTGAAATACCATTAACTACAATATCTACAAATTTAGATATAATTGGAACAGGCTTCCAATCTAAATTAAGATAGGACAAATCACCATTTATTGACAACTCATCCTTATATTTTTGAATAGGTTGCTCGCCTCTAGCGTACAACCTTAAATTGTGAAATTGATTTTGATTAGATCTGTATCTGTTAAGACTTCTATCGTTGTTGAACCACTCAGTTTCAATAGCTTTTGCTACTTTTAAACCATAATCGTAACTAATCTTCTCAGCATCGCTTACAGTTTGACTCGGGAAATAACTTTTAATGCCAGACTCTGCCATATTTATTATTTAATTATTTGTGAATTAGTTCCAGTATTACTATACTTAGAAATATTTATGTTTATTTTAGGTTTTTCAACCTTAACGTTTGGTGCGTATAAATGTCTATTATTTGCCATTATAGCCAAACCGCTACTTATTGACGCGTCAAACTTTGTTCTTTTATTTATATCAAATTTACTCCAGTCGTTTAATAATAAATTAAAATACAAGTCTCCAAACGTTCCGTCTTGTTTCATGCCTACATGATCTTGAATATACATTTCAATTGCTGCGGCATGAGCTTGTTTTATATCTTCTGAAGAGTTAGGTATACCTCCTATTTCTTTTTCTGCTACAGATAATTTATTCCATACTTTATCAGGACGATTCATACTAAAACCTCTGTAACCTCTACGTCTTAAATAATACAAAAGACGCGGTTTGTTATTCTCTGCTAGTATAGGCATACCGTAAAACACTAGTGCCATCAATACATCTTCAAAGAATATTTCAGCTGTAGGTGGTCGTGATAAGTATTCTAAAAAGAAGCTATTCGCAGGAGCGTCCTCCATACTAAACCTGGTTAAGCCGTGTAATGCTCCTTTAGAACCTTCTCCATCTACAGTTCCTGATATATCATAAGAGTCACAACCAAATGCTCCCATGTGTTCATTACCAGGATATTTAATACCGTTTTTTAATACCACTCTATTTTGCAATTGTTGAGGTGGAACCCAGCTAACTTTAAATCTACCTTTTGGATCTGGGTAGAATATCACTTGTGAATCTTTAACGCCGTTTACCCATTGAAAATTACCAGTTGTAATTCCCAAAGTTCTAGACATTTCTTCGTTATAATCTATCTGCTCGTATATTTTGATAAGATTAAAAATACTATTTTTTGTTTCATCTCTAAACGCGTGCTCTTCGGTTCTAGGAAATTGACGGTAAAATTCATTTAAAGCATCTTGATCATCTTTCAAACCGTCTGCTTCGTTTTGCCAATTATCTACTACGCCTACATCTATTAATTCACCGTCTGGGGCGAAGACATCGATATCAGGAGTAGTGAAAACTGGAACTCCGTACTCATCAATAAATCCTTCGTAGTTCCATTCCATTGGGATAAACAAAGAGTATAAACCAGACTTTGTCTGACCGTTTCTATTTCTTTTAGTGACATCTGATGCATTGTATAATTTTTTAAAGTTATCACCTCCTTTGTCTAAAGCGTTTGATGTTGATCCCATCATACACTTACCAACTATTCTACTACCTAGCCTAAGAGTAGTTTTAGTAACCCTCCAGTTATTAAGTATGTTGTTAGGTCTTTCCCATTTACCACTTTCATCATGCACTAATAGTTTTAGCTTTTCACCATCATAAGCATTGTCTCCAGTATTTTTCCAATCAATTGTTGTATCTAAACCAG